CCGGCATTCCGCTGACGCAGATGGTCAATGCGGCGTTCTGGCCGACACCCGCAAGCAGGGACTGGCGCAGCGAGAGCGCGAGCGCGGAGTTTTACGAGAGATGGGCGGCAAATTCCAAGGGCAAGACGCTACCGATGATGGTGGCGCTGTGGTCTACCCCAACAGCTTCATTGGCGGACAAGGGCGTTCGCTCAACGGCAGGAGCGATCAAGGAAGCGGCGCGCAAGTCGGGACCGGATTTGGCAGCGCAGACAGCGGCAGCTGGATCATCGGTCACGACGGGAAAGCCCGCAGGGTCCCTGAATCCAGCATTCGTCTGTTGGCTCATGGGGTACCCGCAAGAGTGGGTAAATTGCGCGCCCTCGGAAATGCCATCGACCCGAGGCCGGCAGTGGCGTTCATCACCGCCTACATGCAAGCCCGAGGGCTGATCGCTGATCAGCAGGCGGTGGCGGCATGAACATACAAACGACTATTTGTAACTGGCTCTGGTGGCTTGTATTGCCATTTCTCGTTGCACTCATTCCATTCTCATTATTTGGATGGCTTCTCGGCCTGATCGCAGATCATGCTGACGATGCCTATCACTTCTATACATTTCGTTTGTTTGGCTGGTTGGCACCCATTGGGCGCTGGGTACACGGGAGGACCATGTGACCTCTCTCCGCAAAGCCGCCCGCGGTAAGCCATGCCTCATACGCCTCCCCGGCTGCACCGGTGGCGGCGAAGACACCGTGCTGTGCCACTACCGCATGCTCCCTTACTGCGGCACTGGGATTAAGCCACCGGACGATATGGGAGCTTTTGGTTGTGCTGTATGTCATGCCATTTGCGATAGCCGCATAGATCCACCAGACGGTTACACCTACGACCAGGTACGCCTTGCACACGCGGAAGCGGTTATGCGGACACAGCAATTGGTGAAGAGGGCGGCGTGATGGCAAAAGTTATCCACTTCGCCCACAAGATATCCACAAGGTTATGGGTTTTTGCGTGGCGTTGTATGGGTATATATGTATGCCCCATGAAAACATTCATAGGGCTGCAAAAACTGACTTGCGAGGTGACACATGCCTAACCGTGTCATCCGCGATGGAATCCTTACCAGTGAGCGAGTAGATCAGCTCAACTGGGCTGAAGAAGTGTTCTACCGCCGGCTCATGTCGGTGGTGGACGACTATGGCAGGTACTACGCCAAGCCGGAACTATTGATCTCGGCATGCTATCCCTTACGCATTCGCAAAGTGTCCGATTCGGACGTAGCCAAGTTCCTCACCGCTTGTGTGAGTGCGGGGCTCGTAAGCACGTACCAGGCGAATGATGGAAAGCGATACGTCCAGATCGTCGATTTCGGCCAGCGCATCCAAGCCAAGTCGAAATTTCCTGATCCTCCTGATGGTTCACGGGAATCCACGGTGGAAAACGGTGACTCACCGGAGTCCACGGGAAATAACCGTCTAGTCGTATGCGAAGTCGTAGTCGAAGGCGGGAAAGGTACTCGCACACGCCGGAAGAAGCCGGACACATTCCCCTTACCGGAGGACTTCGGCATCTCTGACCGCGTGAGAGCGTGGGCGAAGGAGAAGGGGCATACGAACCTCGAGGAACATCTCGAGAGCTTCCGGCACAAGGCTAAGGCGAGGGGATACCTATACGCCGACTGGGATGACGCCTTCATGGAGGCGATCCGCAAGAACTGGGCAGGTGTTGAGTCACGGAAATCCACCGTGAACAACGGTGAATCCCCGGCAGCTATGAGGAAGCTATGACCAAGCGCGATCCAACCATCCTCGACTTCGAGCGGTCGCTGTTGGCGACGCTGATGCTGCGCCCCGGGGACTGTTACCGAGTGCAGATCGAGCCCGATCACTTTTCGAGTGAGCAGCATGCGGACATTTACCGCCTGATCCGCGAGCAGGCCGCAGGAAGCCATGCCGTTGACCCGGTGACGATATGCGACCAGCTAGAGCAGCAGGGCAGGAAGGCCCTGGGCGACATGGCCATGGATATCGGCAACAGCGGCATGGTCACGGCCGTCCCCGAGGCCTTCGCCCACCGCGTATCGAGCGCATGGCGGCAGCGCAAAGCCCGCGAAATCGGCATGGCGCTGATTGAGTCGCCCCACGAGAACGCCGTGGATCACGCCATCACAGAGCTGATGAACCTGCATGCGGTCGAGCAGAATCACGAGTTCGATGCGAAGCAGGCCAGCCGCGCGGCCTACGCCGAAATCGTTGCCATCCAGCAAAGCGGCGGGAAGCTGCCAGGTATCACCACTGGGCTGACGGACGTGGATGACAAGCTGGGCGGATTGCATAACGGCGACTTGATTGTCGTTGGCGCCCGCGCAGCCATGGGTAAGACGGCGCTCCTGTTGGGCATGGCTCGCTCTGCGGCACTCGCTAAGAATCCTGTTGGCATGATCTCCGGCGAGCAGCCCGTGGAACAGGTAACGCTCCGCAACTTCGCTGCGATCGGCAGAATCGACGCCAGGAAGTTCCGCACCGCAAACTTCGCCGAGGAAGACTGGCCGAAGATCACGAACGCTGTAGCGATCGCCAGCGAAATGCCTATCTGGTTCCTGGATCGATCGGCGCCGACCATGGCGGAAGTGGCCCGCGTTGCACGGCGCTGGAAGCACAAGCACGGCATCAAGGCGCTCTACATCGATTACCTGCAGCGCATCGTGGGTGAGGGTGAGCGCAAGTTCGAACAAGTCGGCTTCGTGGCGCGCTCACTCAAGAACCTAGCTCGTGAACTGGACATTCCTGTCATCGTGCTCGCTCAGGTATCGCGCGAAGTAGAGAAGCGCGCCAACCAAGCTCCGCGCATGGGAGACCTGTCCGACTCAAGCGAGATCGAGAAGGAGGCCGACCAAATCATGATGCTGTACCGGCCCGGGTACTACGACCAGGACGCACCACAGCACGAAGCGCGCGTCATTGTCGAGAAGAACCGCCATGGTCCCACCGGCTACATCGATGTGCATTGGAATGGGGCAACGATGACGTTTGGCAATCTTGCTTCAGATGCGTGGGAGGAAATCGCGTGAATTACGAACTCATCCTCCCATGGCCTGATCGCGCACTGCATCCTAACGCCCGCGTTCACTGGTCCGTGCGAGCGAAGGCAGCAAAGATCGCGAAACAATCGGCATTCGTATTGGCCCGCGAAGCCGGATGGCGTGAGATGCCCTTGCCGGATGGTCCGTTGCATTGCTGGATCGACGGATATCCATGCGATCGCCGCCGACGTGACGCAGACGGCCTCCTTAGTTCTCTCAAGCCAGCGCTCGACGGAATCGCAGACAGCCTTGGGATAGATGACAGTCGCTTCGTGCCGCATCCCTGGGTGAAAGACGAGATTCGCAAACCTGGTGAGGTGCGGATTCGGATTACTGGCGGATCAATAGCGGAGGCAGCATGAATGCCAATCGGCTACTACCTACAGGACAAACTCCGGATCTGGCGACTGCCGGGCAGCCAGTGGATAGCGGAACTGGACAAGCTAAGCCCGGAAGCTCGTGCCGAAGTGGAACCCTTCTTACGGGAACAGGCGAAGCTCTTGCGGATAAGGAAGCAGTACGCATCGCAATCCGGCAACTCAGCCTTGAAGAACTCAAACACGAGGAAGCGGTGATTGGACGGCAGCTTGCCATCTTGCATGGCGTGCTCGCCGACATACGCAGGGAGCGGAAATACCGGAGGCAGGCGCGTGGCTGAAGCGCTCACTGCACCGGAGCAAGCCACCGAACGCGAACTGGCGCGACGCCAGCGCATCAAAGTCACTCAAGCCGGAGGGTGCCCGTATTGCATCCACGCAGTGCACGGATGGGGCAAGTCAGCCTGCGGCACACAAGGCAGAACGTTTCCGATCTGCCTGAAAACGCCAGGGACCAGTTTTGAACCTGATTACGAACGCCTGAGAGGTGAGTGACATGCATGTAGGCCGCGCGCTAGCCAAGCTGAATCCCAAGAACGTGCGCTTTGATGTCGGCGCAGGCGGAATTCCTGAACTGACGCCGCAGGATATTGCTGCTGCATTAGCCTTCGTTCCTGCTGGCTTGGGGCGGGAGCTGCTATGCAAAGTATGGTGGCCAGATGGTGCCGCACTGACGGCTCATGAACTTGATTTCATGCTAGTCCAACTCCAGTTCGGCGAATGGCGTGAACGGATGGATGCGCTAGTCACTGCTCAGCTTCGCATGGCAACCGCGGAAAATGACGTGCAACGCCGGAAAGCGGCCCAGGGAATTAGTTCTGCTCAGGCACGCATGTGGCCACGTATAGATGACACCTTCAATTTAGTACGCAAAGCGGTTATAGCTGAGCTGTGCGATCCCCGCATATGCCCTGATTGCAAGGGCCGAGGCTTCCTTGTGAAACGCGAGCTAGCGACCGACTGCGAACGATGCAAAGGAACGGGGCATTCACCGCGAGGACCTGTATGGCGCGCCGATGCGTTGGGCATGAAACATACGTCCTACCTCCAGCGCTGGGTTGAGCCATACGAATGGCTTCTGTCTCGATGCTCCGATGCATTGGCACAGGCAACGCGGGAGTTCAACAATGTCCTGAATCCGTAGGTGCGAGCCTACGGATTGATTGATACAATGGGGTTGACGCTTCGAGCGTGCGTTGTTCGAACACCATTAAAGCCCTGCCATCCGGTGGGGCTTTTTGTTTAGCTCGGATAGC